TAGGAACAGGAGGTTCATTAGGAACAGGAGGTTTATCATTAGGAACAGGAGGTTTATCATTAGGAACAGGAGGTTTATCATTAGGAACAGGAGGTTTAGGATCTGCAGGTTTATCATTAATAACAACATCAATTTTCTCTGATTCAATATCAGGGTTAACAGGTTGTTTATTTCTACCTAATATATAATCCATTTACTATTAAATTATATAAAAAAATCTTTTTTAATATGCGTTTCTAATATTTTTTTGGAATTTTTTAAAATAATTTTGTCAAGTTTTTTGTTAGGATTATTAATAATATTTGCTATTTCTTGATCAGGATTTTCTGTTAATCCAACAACATAGCAATTATATTTATCTTTGAATAAATTACCTTGTTTAACCCATTCATCATGTAAAATAAGAATACAATCATTATAAATTGCTTCTAAAAATGTATATTGTGTTCCACCTCCATCACCTTTTATAATACTCATATCTACGATATATTCACAATTATTAAGTAGATTATTAGAATAAGAATCAGTTAGAGGTAAATTCTTAGGGAATTTTTTCATCCAATATTTTTCAAAATCTTCTTTTAGTCCAAATGAACTTAATTTATGATGAACATACAATCTATTTTCAGCACCGAAAATATGTATTTTATTAGAATCATAATCTATTAATCGATTTGCTTTTAAAATAATTTCAGTATGTTTATCAAAATCAATTCTTGAAATAGATAAACAATTATATGAACAATTTTGATTATTATCTATTAAAGGATATTGATAAAAAGGATGAACTTTTAGAACTGATTGGATACCTAAATTATTTAATAAATAATGATATACTGTATCTCTAATAGTAAAAATTCTGAATCTTTTAATTTTTTCAACAAATTCTTTATTTTTAACTTCAGTAGGATCATGAATAATAAGAATAGTTGAATCGGGAAATTGATCTAAATATTCATAATAATTTTTATCAATTGCAGTAATTACTAAATTATCTAATTTAATTAAATCATCAATAGATTTATTTTGGTATTCAACACCATAACCGAAATTTCTTTTACTTTTTTCAGATTTTTTAGTAATCTTAAATATAGGAAAATTAAATGTTAAAGATAAATGTGCTGTCATAGTGACCCATCCACCATAAACAGGTCTTGCCATATAAACTAAATTCATTTATATGAATAAAGATAAAAATTTATAAAAAAAAACTAAATATTAAAAGAATGAATTATTAACTATAACTGTTTTCATATTATTCCTTTCATCGCTAGATAAAGGACCACCTCCAAATAAATCTGAGGGTAATTCACCATTAGATTCATTATCTAAATCTTGTACTATTTCTTCTATATTTCCTTCATTATTAGAATTATCTTCAACAACTTCTTCAACTTTTTCAACAGAATCTTTTTTCCCTTTAGGTAATAACATTTGTATATCATCAGGTAAAGGAATATTTTTAGGATTCTTTTTACCTTTTTCTTTAAAAACTATTTTCTTAAATTCTTGAGATTCATTAGTAGATTCTTCTTGTAAATAAACTCTATCATCTATAAATGTTTTCATGATAAACGGATTATTATCCATTTCATTCATATATTTTTTTTTTTGTAATAATCTATTTCTAATAACTGGATTTAAAAACATCTATATACTATACTTATATTAATTATTTGTATTAAACAAATAATCTAAATTAATAAAATCAAAACCAAAATTTTTATTATATTTTTTATGATGAATTACATGTGATACACCAAGTATATCATAATCACTATGTGTTATAATAGAAGATAAAGTTGCAAGTAATATCCATATAAATATTAATTCTTTTGGTAGATTAGTAAATATTAACGGAATCATTATAAATCCTTCATTGAGAATTAGTGATTCTAACATATGACCACTATTAAAAATTGATGCGTATGTATCTACAAATGTATGATGTAAATAATGTATATTATTATAAAGGAATCTTGATTTATGAAATAATCTATGCATTGTATAAAAATAAATATCAGCAATAACTAATGTAAAAAACATACTACAAAATATTTCATAGTAACTATAATCTTTTATATTCCAATTATCATATCCTCTATATTTTAGAATAGGATAAAATATTAACATTCTTGAAGAAGTATTTATCAGTGTTGAATTATAAGCACAATTAATAGTTCCTTTAATAAATTTATCGCAATCTATTTTTTTTATTTTACTAAATCTTTTTTCTTGTAATAAGTTATTTTTTTCATAATAAACATCAGTAAGATAAAATATTCCACATAAGAAATATGTAGAAATATATGTATATAGTATTAACCCATTAAAATCATATGTATTAAAATGATTATATAATGTATATCCTAAACAAGTTGATAAAAATAATGTAATATACCAGGGTCTATTTTCTTCAGGACAATGGAAAAAATATTTTATCATTTAAAAATATAATTATTATATTTTTATATATGTTAGAATTATTTAATGAAAATTTAATAGAAGTAGGAATAGATGAAGCAGGGAGAGGATGTTTATTTGGTCCAGTTAGTATTGCTTCAGTTTCTTTAACTAATTTAGAGGATCCTTTGGTCAAAGATATCAAAGATTCTAAGAAATTATCTGATAAAAAAAAAAATATTTTATATGATTTTATAATTAATAATTCTAATTATTCGATTCAATTGATAGATGAAGAAATTATCGATAAAGAAAATATTCTTCAAGCAACTTTAAAAGGTATGCATTTATGTTTGGATGAAATAAATTCTAAAATAGATATTGATATGATTTTAGTTGATGGAAATCATTTTCATGATTATTTTAGTTTAAAACAAGATAAATTCTTAAAACATGAATGTATTATAAATGGCGATAATAGATATATAAATATTGCCGCAGCATCTATTCTAGCAAAAGTAACAAGAGATCGCTATATAATAGAATTATGTGAAAAGAATGAAGAATTAAAGAAATATGATTTACAAAATAATAAAGGATATGGGACAAAAAAGCATATGGATGCTATTAAAGAATTTGGAATTATAAATGGACATAGGAAAACTTTTAAACCTTGTTCGAATTACGTTTAAAAAAAATAAAATCAAAAAAATATTTGTTATATTAAATGTCAAAGAATTTTACACCTGAACAAATTTTACAAATAATAGAAAATGCTGATAGAAGAGTTAAAGAAATGTTTGATAAACATCCTAATCTACCTGGGAAACTTATAAGAACTTTATCATCAAATAAATCTGTTAAAAGTAATGATTCAGGATATGATGCAGATTCTTCAGAAGGGAAACCACGAGGTAAACAAAAAAAGAAACCTAAAAAAAGATCTAAGAAAAGATCTAAGAAAAGATCTAAGAAAAGATCAAGAAGATAATCTTTTCACTTGATAACTTAATTTATCAATAATTTGTTGTTGTGCTTTAATAATTGATTTTAATTCTTTAACTTCATTAGTACATGTAAAATCTTCTTCTAAAGATGGTATAAAGAATTTACTAGAATACATAATATTACCCTCTTTATCTTTTATATATTTTTTAACAGACCAAGTATTAGATCCATTATTTAATATTAAACAATCATTTCCAAATCTAACGAATTTACCACCAGTATAAAAATATTCTTGATTATCTTTAATACAAAGATATTTTACAGGAGTATTTTTAGTAATACCATAAGGAAATTCAATTTGTGAAAATCCTTTAAGTTCTTTTTTTATTGTATTTAGATCAGTAGTCATATATATTATTTTTATTTTTATTTTTAACTATTAATCAAAAGATAAAATAATAGGTCTTTCATCTAGTTTATCAGTATTGATTTTTTTATTAGAGTATTCAATAATTTGGTAATAATTAAATTTTTCACCTTTAATACATTTTTCTTTAGACAAAATATTATAATTATGTTGTTTTAATAATTGTCTTAAAATAGTAATGCATTTTTTTTCATCAATTCTGGTTAAATGTTGTTTTGCTTTGCATGGGAGATAGTAATCAGTTAATCGTGGTAACATTGCTTTTAATTTTTCAACAGTATTTAGATCAACTAAATTTTGTTTTGTGAATAAATCAGAATCTTTATAATCAGATAAACCATATAGTTTAATTATATCATTAACTAAATTTAAGTCTGGTTTAATCTTAAAAAGTTGTTCTTTCATAATTTATATATATATTTAAAAATAATTTTTTAAATATAATAAATATTTATAATATATAAATGTCAGAAAGTAATTCAAGTGAATTTGACCCTGGTCCAGAACCTCAGATAGAATTAGAGTTACCAGATTCTGGAGAATCAAGTGAAAATATACCATTATCTCCAACATATTCAGATTATCAAAAGAGTGTAGAACCTAAATCAGAAGAAGAAATAAGAATAAATAAAGTTTATCAACCTTGGACGATAATAGATACATATTTTCGTGATACAAATTATTATAAAACACAACATCAAATAGATTCATTTAATGAATTTATTACATCAGATGAAAATGGGATAAGAAAAATTATAAAAAGAAATAATCCTTTAAGAATTTTTAAAGGTGAAACATCCGAAGGAAATTATTCATATGAAATGGAAATATATTTTGGTGAAACTATAGATGAAGTTAATAAAGAAATAATTGATGGTGCTGATAATATCTTTATTACTAGTCCTTCTATATATAATGAAGAAACAGATACATCAACATATATGTATCCTAATGAAGCAAGATTAAAAAGTTTAACTTATAAAACATGTGTATATTGTAATATAGGAATTAAATATATATTTCATGGATTATCAGATACAGATCCTAAAAAGGTAGTTATTAAGAATTTTGAAAAAGTAAATATAGGATGTATTCCAATTATGCTTCACTCAAAATTATGTATTTTAAATAAATTAGATCCTATTAAATTATCAAAATTAGGAGAATGTCCATATGATCAAGGAGGGTATTTTGTAATTAAAGGAAAAGAAAAAGTTTTTTTATCACAAGAATCAACTGTAAATAATATTCTTTATATTAATAAGGTTTCAGGTGATAATATTATTTTGAAAGGCACAATTAAAACAATTTCAAATCAAGGTTTCCAATCAAGTAGAACAAATTATGTTACTTTAAGATCCGTTAATTTATTTCTTACACAAGGGTTAAAAAAATTTTTAATGGAAGGATATGATATCAATGAAAGAAAAGAAAATATATTAGATGCAAGAATATTAGGCATAAATGAATCGAATGGTGGTAAAGATTTAAATATTCCTGTATTTATTTTATTTAGAGCATTAGGATTTAATTCTGATAATGATATTTTAAAATTAATAATTTATGATTCTGATGATAATCTTTTAAAAGAAAAATTATTAAAATTAATTATGCCAAGTATTAAACATTCTCAACCAATTTATAATCAAAGAGATGCTATTCATTTTTTATCTTTACATGTTAAGAATAAAGAAATAATTAATGTAATAGATGCTTTAAATAATAATTTCTTACCTAATTATGGGAATAATTATAAATTTAAAGGAATTTATTTGGGATATATGTGTAGACAAGTTTTATTAACACATTTAGGAATTTTAAAAGAGACAGATAGAGATTCATATACAATGAAAAGGATAAATTTGGCAGGTTCATTACTATTAGAATTATATCGTGAATTATGGGGAAAATTTACAAAAGGTATTCAAAGAACTCTTGATGACGAATTTAAAATTTTATTAGAAGGTGAAGGGAAAATTGATGTATCTGAAGTAATTAATGAAATTAATAAAGATTCTGTATTTAATTGTAAAATCATGGATGATATTGTTAGATCATTTGGTGCTAGTTTTGGTACAGGTATTTCAAAGAAGCAAGGTATTGTTCAGGATTTAAATCGTAATGTTATGTTAGGAACTTTATCACATGTTAGAAGATTATCAACACCATTACCTTCGAGTTCAAAAACATTTGGTCCAAGAAAACTTCATAATTCTCAATGGGGTATAGTTTGTCCAATAGAATCCCCTGATGGAGGGAATGTAGGAATAATAAATCATTTAGCAATTATAGCGAAAATTACTACAAATATTTCTGAAAATGGAATAACAGAAGCATTAAAAGATATGAATATATTATTTTTAGAAAGTTTAACTCCTTATGATTTCTATAATACAAAAATATTTCTAAATGGTAAATTTATAGGATTATATTCAAATGGACCATTTTTATATAAATATCTTAAATTATTAAAATTAAATTCAATAATTAATGTGAATACATCAATATCATTTAATATTGATACAAATGAAATCTTTATATTTACAGATTCAGGAAGAATAATTCGTCCAGTATTATTCTTAAAAACAAATTCTGATATTGAAAAATATAATGAATTTATTGAAGGGGATTATAATTTATTAGAAAATTGGAATAAATGTATTCATGGATTTGTTTATAATTATAATCCTGATGTTAGTGTTTATGATAATATATATTACAGAGATATTCTTAATGAAATTAAAGATAAAGAAGATAATTATATGGAATTTTTAGAAAAAAATGCTTCACCTATAGAGTATTTAGATTCTATGGAAACTGAAAATTCATTTATTGCAAAAGATGTAAATTCTATTGATAAAGATTATACTCATTGTGAGATCCATCCTTCATTAATAATGAGTGCTGTTGCATTAAATATACCTTTTTCAAATAATTCTCAATATCCTAGAAATGTATTTTCTTGTCAGCAAACAAAACAAGCAGTCGGAGTATATTCAAGTGCTTATAATTCTAAGTTTGAGACATTTGCCCATATACTTTATTATCCTCAGAAACCTATTGTCACAACAAGATATAAAAAATATACAGATGTTGATAAATTACCTTATGGTATCAATGCAATAGTTGCTATAGCATGTTATAGTGGTTATAATCAAGAAGATGCTGTAATTTTAAATGAAACATCAGTTCAAAGAGGATTATATAATTCTTTATATTTAAGAAGTTATGGAGAATCAGAAGAAGATGAAAATGGTAAAAAGGTTTATTTTTCAAATCCTTTATTGGAACCAAATACAATGATAAAAAATCCTCAGAAATATGATAATTTAGATGATAATGGATTTATTAAAGAAGGAACTTATATAACACCAAAAGATACTATTATTGGTAAATGCTATAAATCTAATGATAAAGATGGTAAAGAAATAACAAATTGTTTTGGCGCCACTATAAAATTTGGAACATCAGGGATAGTTGATAGAGTTGTTGTTAATAAAAATAAAGAAGGTTTAAGAACTTGTAAAGTGAGAGTTAGGAAAATTAAAATACCAGGAATAGGTGATAAATTTACTTCACGATGTGGACAAAAGGGTATGTGTGGAATGATAATGAAACAAGAAGATATGCCTTTTACAAAAGAAGGATTAGTTCCTGATATAATTATAAATCCTCACGCAATTCCTAGTAGAATGACAATTAATCAATTTTTAGAAGTTATTTTAGGTAAATCTTGTTGTATATCGGGACATTTAGGGGATGCTACACCTTTTCAAGACGGGGATGTAAAAGAATATGGTAAAGTATTAGACCAATTTGGATATAATAAAAATGGAGAAGAAGTAATGTATTCAGGAATTAATGGAGAACAAATTAAAACATCTATTTTTATCGGTCCTACATACTATCAAAGACTAAAAATTATGGTTGCGGATAAAGTTCATTCAAGAGGTACTGGAGGTATTCAACATTTAGTAAGACAACCAGTTGGCGGTAAATCAAATAATGGTGGTGGAAGAATAGGAGAAATGGAAAGAGATTCTATTATATCCCATGGTATATCATCATTCTTAAAAGAATCTAATATGGAAAGATCCGATAAATTTAATGTTCAAGTTGATAAAACAACTGGATTAATACAATATGATGAAGATACTAATAATAAAGTAAATGTTCAAATGCCTTATGCAATGAAATTATTAATACAAGAATTACAAACAATGGGATTATCAGCAAGAATTATGACAGAAACTTTAATAACTAATAAAATCGTATTTAATAATTTAACAAATGATTATTATTCAGGAAATAATATAGATGATATTTATGATGAAAATGAATTTGAAGAAGAAGAAGTAGAAGAAGAATAATTATAAAAATTTAAATAAATAATTAATATAAAGAAATGGGTAATATTTGTATAAAGGTTGAAGCAGATGATACTCCTAATATAATCATAGTTGGAGAAATAATAGATTTAAATCCAAGTGAATTTGGATTAGATTATAAAATAAATTGGGATGATAAAAAAAAAAAATTTATTTATAAAACTTAAATTTACATAACAAAATCAAGAAGGTAAATAGAACCAAACATAAGTAAACCGAATACTACTGAATGGAGTAATACTAATAAATCTCTTTGTACGCCAGTACCAAGAACAGACTCTATTACTGAATCTACAAATCTAAATAAGAATGGATGAGCAACAATAAAAAAGATAACAGCACCTAAAATAGAAATAATAGGGGCATTATCTACAAGTGAAGAAGTGGAAAATAAAGAATCAGAAACAACTTCATCGGCGCCTTCAATCATTTTTAATTATACATTAGAAAAAAAAAATAAAATAAATATTAAATGTATCCAAAAAAATATGTCCCAAAAAGATTATCAAAAAAAGATAGAACAAAACAAAAAAAAATGCTTGAAAAATCTAAAAAATTATATAAAAAAAAGAAATATTACACAAGAGAAAAAGTAAAATCTTTTAAATCTAAAAAATCTGGACATATTATTAATGCTGAAAAAATATATAAAATAGATTCTGTTAAACCTTCCAAAGAACTTTCTGAAAAAACAGGTTGTTCTATTAAAGGATTAAGAGCAATTGTTAAAAAAGGTCAAGGAGCATATTATTCTTCTGGTTCAAGACCTAATCAAACTTCTCATTCATGGGGTATAGCAAGGTTAGCAAGTGCTATAACAGGTGGTAAATCTTCACAAATAGATATGCATATATTACTTGAACATTGTTCTTCAAATTCTAAAGCTTTAAAATTAGCAAAAAAATCTAAATATAAAAATAATATACAAAAGACTCCTAAAACTATTTCTTAAAGATTACTTATTTTTTTGATGATTCTTTTTAGAAGCAAGTTTTTTATTCATTCTTACCCACTGAATATAGTTACTCTTTGATTTAAAAGTCTTTTTATCAATAACTGCTTTATAAGAATCAATTACAACAAACTTTTCGTAGACAAATTCTTTACCATTAAATGATATATTTTCTTTAAAATTTTTTGCTTCAATTTCCGTATTAATTTTTACTTTCATTTCTGCTTTTTGTTTTTTTTCATGAAATTCAAAGACTCCTGAAATAATATCTGTAATATCTTTACTGCTCATACCTGCTGAATGTAGATCTTTAATAATATTGATACCAGTTTGATTAATCATAGAAATTTCTTCATTGTTAAGATAAGTATGACATTTTACAAAGTCTTTATCTTCCTTAGAAACTTCTTGTGATACCTCTTTATTTACCTTGGATTCAAGTTCAGCAATCTTCCCTTCAATATTTTCATTGGTAATCATTTTATTACTCATATTTATAGTTTAAAACTATAAACTATCAATTTCAAATTTATTTAAGAATAAAAAATCTAACTATTATATAATGTCTGATAGGGAAGAATACTATATATATTATGATGATGAAAAAACTGAAAATATACCTGTGATAAAACATAATGAACCTTTACAACCTAATGAAAATCAGATAGTTGTTCACAATACTACTAATTATGATAATAATTTATATGATACAAGTTATATCTTAATGAGCATATTTTTTCATTTTATTGCTGTTCTCTTTGTATTTGAGTTAGGTAAAACATGCTATAGAAGTATTAATAGAAATAATAATAATAGAAATAATAATAATGAAAGATTAGTAATTAGACCAAATTCTAATTATTATCATAATAAGGTTATAGTTATTGAAGAAATATCAGATGAACTATGTTCAATTTGTTTAGAACCATTATATGATAAAGAAGATCTAGAACATAATAAACCAGTAATAAGTTTAAAATGTAATCATATGTTTCATAAAGAATGTCTTGATCCATGGGTAATTAATCATAAATGTTGTCCATTATGTAAAAGAAATACTTAAATATATTTTATTTATATTTAGAAGGAATGGATAATATACCAGAAGAAATTTTTATAGAAATATTCTTTAATTTAAAATCGTTACCACCTCATAAACTTTATAATTTAAGAAGAATTAATAAGAAATTTAAAAAAATAATAGATGAATTAAAATTTAATTATTCTATTGATACATTAGATAAAAAGATAATTTGTAATCATTTTAATAGATTATCTCAATCAAATACATTAGAGAATATTTCAGTATTTAAATGGTTATTTAAAAATAATATTTTTTTATCTGATAATAATATTTTAAATTTAGTTAAAGATGATAGATTAGATGTATTTATAGAATCTTTAAAGTATAATGAAAATATTAGTATTATTTTCTCTAAAAATAGGTATCAATTATTATCTTTTGGAGAAAATGTAAAAATTATAAAAGAAAATAGTCCATTAATTTCAGCAGGATATGAAAATAATTTCAATATGATTAAATTTTTTCTTGGAACAAAAGGTATATATACAAATCCGTTTTTCCGTCAACTAGATATTTTAATAGATGTTTTATTGGAAACTAAAAATAAAAAAATCATTAAATATATCATAACATATTATTATGATAAAATGACTGGTAAAATGTTAACAACTCAAAAAATTTTACAAAGTTTAGATGATTGTGAAGATTTTATTTTTTATTGTGTAAAATCTAAGAAAATATGTATAAATAATAATTTTATATTTAATTGTATTATTAAAGATTATACTGAATTATGTAAATATGCATATAGTTTTAGGAACTTTGATATTTTAATACCAGGTGAACATATAGAATTAATTATGAAAAAAAGTAATATTGATTTAATAAATTATTTTATATCAAAATATCCTGGTAATTTTAGTTATGTTTTAAAGCATTTAAAAAATATATATGTTTCAAAAGAATTTTTCTTTAATATATTTAATAATTATTTAGATATGATTAATCATGAATATCCTATTATTGAGATATATCTTAAATATGATAAAGATTATACAAATATAAGTATGCTCGTAAATAAAAAATATATAATTACAAAAGCATGTATAATTGAATCATTAGAAATATCAGATAAAAGAATATTTAAATTATTTTCACAGAAATATTAATTATTAATTATTGATCATGTAGTAGTAAATTTATTTTTAAAATCATCTATAAATTTTTCCTTATCTTTTAAATAATCCTCACTTTCTAAATCTTTCTCACTTTCTAAATTTTTTCCCGTTATCATTTTGTACACTTCTTCTAAAATTTTATCAATTTTTTCATCAATTCCATTATTTTTTAGTTTAGGAAAGGTCGGTGCATTAATTGTTTCAACTAATCTTTTAGCAAATTTTTTCTGATCTTCACTTAATTCAAATATCCCACTAATATTAAATACTACCAAATCAATAAAAGTAGGTAAATATTCTTTTGCATTATTTTCTAATTGTAATTTTGATACATCTAAGGGTTGTTGAGAAAGTAAATTTTGCCCATCTAATTTTCCATCTTCTTCACTTAATAATCTTTGTTCTAATTCTCCTATACTCCCATTATTTTTTCCCGTTATGCTTTTTAATGTTTTCTTTAAACGTTGATAAATATTACTCATTCTTTCTTTCATTTTTATACCTCCGTGCATCTTTCGATAAGTTCTTCTAATATTTTTCTTATTTCTTTTTGATTTTATTCTAATAAATTTAGAAACTTTTCTAGATTTACGAATAGTTCTTTTTCTCCCTGACATTTATATAATATGAAATATTTAAAATATTTTATATTATAAATGAATAAATTAAAAGAATTTTTAAGCACTGATAATATAAGAGGATTAAAAATCCTAGAAATGTTTCAATATTCTATAATATTTTATATTATAACTATAGTAATAGCAAAATTCTGTAATGAATTTATATTTATAAGTGATAAAGAACATATAGAAAAAATGAGTAAAACTCAATTATTATTTAGTATATTTTTTGAATTATCAATTATAGTAATATTATTATTTTACATACGTAAATTATCTCTAATTATACCTTCTATTTCGAATTATATTAATCCTAAATTTATACCACATACTACTATAGACTATGTTATTCATATAATAACAATTTTTATCTTTTTAGAATCATTAAAAAATTTACATTATAAAATTGAGAAATTAGTAGAAATTAAATTTTTTAAAAATACTTAAAATATTATAATTAATAATTGTAAAATGAAAGTTCAAAAAAGAAATGGATCAACCGAAGCAGTTTCTTTTGATAAAATTTTAAGTAGAATATGTCTTTTATGTCAATCTAATGAATTTTTAAAGAAATTAGATATTGATCCTACCATTATTGCACAAAAAGTTTGTTCTGAACTTTATGATGGTGTAACCACTAGTGAATTAGATATTTTATCTTCAGAAATTTCCATTTCTATGTATTCAGGACATTTAGATTATGCAACACTAGCATCAAGGATTATTGTATCTAATCATCATAAAAAAACACCATCTATATTTTCAGAGGTTATTGAAAAACTTTATGAAAATAATATCATTCATAAATATTTATTTGATTTGGTTGAAGATAATAAAGATTCAATAAATAATAAAATTGACTATACAAGAGATTATTATTTAGATTTTTTTGGATTTAAAACTCTTGAGAAAAGTTATTTACTAAAATGTGATGGTATAATTATTGAAAGACCACAACATGTTTATATGAGAGTTGCTTTATGTATTCACAGGAATAATATTGAAAAAGCATTTGAAACATATGATTATATCTCTAATCAATATTTTATTCATGCTACTCCTACACTTTTTAATGCAGGGACTTGTAGAGAACAATTAGCATCATGTTTTCTTTTATCTATGAAAGATGATTCTATTGTTGGTATTTACGATACTCTTAAAGATTGTGCTAAAATTTCTAAGTTTGCTGGGGGAATTGGACTTCATCTTCATAATATTCGTGCCAATGGATCTTATATTGCTGGAACAAATGGTACCAGTAATGGTTTAGTTCCTATGTTAAGAGTATTTAATGATACAGCAAGATATGTTGACCAAGGAGGTGGGAAAAGAAATGGTTCATTTGCTATATATCTCGAACCCTGGCATGCGGATGTTTTTGAATTTATTGAACTTAAAAAGAATCATGGTAATGAACTTGAAAGAGCAAGAGATTTATTTTATGCTTTATGGATTTGTGATTTATTTATGAAAAGAGTTAAAACTGATTCTGAATGGACTTTAATGTGTCCTCATAAATGTCCTGGATTATCAGATTGTCATGGTGAAGAATTTAATACTCTTTATACCAATTATGAAAAAGAAGGTAAAGGCAATAAAGTTGTTAGAGCAAGAGATCTATGGAATGCTATTTTGACTACACAAATTGAAACTGGAACACCATATCTTTTATATAAAGATCAATGTAATAGTAAATCAAATCAAAAGAATTTAGGAACTATTAAGTCAAGTAATTTGTGTACAGAAATAATTGAATATTCTGATAAAGATGAAACAGCAGTCTGTAATTTGGCATCTATTTCATTACCTAGATGTTTAGATTATCCTAAATTTATTAAGAAATTTACTATTTATTCAAAAGATAATTGTCCTTATTGTGATTTTACTAAAAAGATTATTAGTAAAATGAATGTAGAATATGAAGTTATTTTACTAAATGATAAAAAAGATAGAATTAAATTGTATCAAACAATAGATGATAAAGAAGAAATATTAGTTGAAACAATGCCACAAATTTATTATGATAATAATTATGTAGGTGATTTTGATGCTTTTGAAAAATTAATTAAACCTAATTATAATTACGAGAAATTAGGTGAAATTACAAAAGTTCTTACACAAAACCTTAATAATATTATTGATTTTAACTTTTATCCTACTCCTGAAACTGAAAGAAGTAATCTAAGACATAGACCAATTGGTATAGGTGTTCAAGGATTAGCAAATGTGTTTTATGAAATGGGTATAGCATTTGATTCACAAGAAGCAAAAATAGTTAATAAAAATATCTTTGAATGTATTTATTATCATGCGTTAGAAAAGTCAATGGAAATTTCAAAAGTTGAAGGTCCTTATTCTACATTTCAAGGATCTCCAGCATCAAAAGGTATTTTACAATTTGATATGTGGCATAATGATAATTCTCCTATAAAACACAATATGAATTATGATTGGGATAACCTAAAAATATTGATTAAAGAAAATGGTTTAAGAAATAGTTTACTTTTAGCACCTATGCCAACAGCATCAACTTCACAAATATTAGGTAATTATGAATGTTTTGAACCTGTAATGTCTAATATTTATACTAGAAGAGTTTTAGCAGGAGAATATTTAGTTCTCAATAATTATTTGGTGAAAGAATTAATGGATTTAGAAATTTGGAATAAAGAATTAAAAGATGAATTAATTCGTTTTGATGGATCAGTTCAGAATATTGATGTAATTCCTGATTATATTAAAAAAAGATATAAAACAGCATGGGAAATTAAACAAAAAAATATTATTGATATGTCAGCAGATAGAGGGGAATATATTTGTCAATCCCAATCATTAAATTTATTTATTGAATCACCAAGTTTAAAAGTCTTGACATCGATGCATTTTTATGCTTGGCAAAAAGGATTAAAAACAGGTATTTATTATTTAAGAAGTCGTCCTAGTAGTAAAGCAATTCAATTTACATTGAAACCTAAAACCAATCCAGAACAAAAAACAGATGATGGAGTTTGTGAAAGTTGTTCTGGATAAAAATTATATTTAAAATCAAAAAATAATATTTATATATAAAAATAATGGATCAAAATACAATGAATTTTATCAATGCTGGATTTGCTGGAATGATTTCACGAACAGCAACTGCTCCACTTGAACGAATTAAAGTCATGTATCAAAATAAATCAAATATAAAAACATCATATTATAGTTATATTCCCAAGTTAATTAAGAAAGAAGGTTATTTTTCCCTATTTAATGGTAATGGTATTAATTGTATACGTGTAGTTCCCGAATCAGCAATACGTTATGGTGTTTTTGATTATTCTAAGAAATATTTTAAGGATAAAGGGTTTGAAAACAATATAAATTATTTTATATCAGGTAGTATTTCAGGTATTATTGCTTCTTGTACAGTTTATCCGTTAGAAACAATTCGAACTAAGATTACATCACAATCAAATAATAATATGTATAATGGTTATCTGGATTGCGTTAAAAAGTCATTTAATAAAAGTGGAATTCAAGGATTTTATAAAGGTAATGTTTTATATACATTAGGGATGATCCCATATCAAGGCACTAATTTTTTAACTTATGAGTATTTAAAAAATAATTATGAAAATACTCATTTTAATTTACTTTTATTTGGTTCAATCGCAGGATTTACATCCATATCATGTAGTTATCCATTTGAGATTATTAAACGAAGAATGCAACTAAGTGGGGAATTAGGTAATCCCACTTACAAAGATACGTGGCATTGTTTGCGTCATATGTATTCTCAAAATGGATTGCGTGCGTTTTATGCAGGATTGATACCGCAATATATTAAACTTATACCTGCTAATTGTATATTCTTTTATACAATTGAGGTATTTAAGAGTGTTAAATAACACTTTTAAAAATTTAAATCATTAAAAACACTAATTTTAGCACTCATTAAATCATTTTGATTTTTTTTTGATTTTTTTAATTTTTTATCTTCTTCATCTTGTTTGATGAATATATCAGATTTCTTTTCATGTATTTTTTTTGCTTCAAACATTTTATTAACATTGCCTTGAGATTGAATAAATACTTCAATATTATTTCTTATAGGAATATTATAATTAACTTTTAATGTTAATAATCCGATTGCTAAAAAAACATATGGTAATCTACTACTCCTTTTACCTCCTGAATAATTATGTAAATATAATTCATATAAAGATTTTATTTGTTTTTCAGAATATTTTATATCTTTATCAGAATTTAGTTTTTTACAATTAATTTCTTCAAAAATACAATCCCAAATAACCCAAATGACATCTGATTTAAGATTACCTTTTAAAGGGACTTCTCTTGGACCAACTTGCCATGGATTCTTTTTTTTCTTATGAAGTTCATCCCATTTAACCAACCATAAAACCCAATAAATACATTTTTCATAACCAACTAATGGATTTTTTAGATTAAAGAAAAATTCATTAATTATAATTTTTAATTCTTCTGGATCATTAAAATGAATAATATGATTTGGTAACATATTCATTGTTGCAGTTAATCTCATTCTTAAATTATTAAAATCAAAATCTTCATTTTTAATTTTAGGTAATTTATCATATTTTTTAGTTTTTGATGAACTTGATAAAGTTGTAATAACATCAAAAAAAAGATTTCTTATCATTTGACTATTCCTAAGAATTAAAATAATATCTTTATCTTTTACATTTAATCTCTTAAACTGATTATATAAAATTTGGGTTTTATTTAATAAATAAAATGGTAATAAAGGGTTATTTATATGAATAGTTTTAAAAGCATATATTAATATTTTTTCCCATACAGATAAGGTATATCCTGAAAGAATACATTCAGCAATCCAATTACAAGCATTTTCTATTTTATTTTTATCAATATTCTTAAATAAAGTAGTTATAACATCATTTTTTTTATAACCACAGAATGTACAATCTTTGAAATCATTCATTAACCGGGTATCATTTATTTGATATTTAGGATCCATATAACAAAAAATAAAAAAAATTTTTTATTTAAACAATATCATTATAAATTCAAAACCATAGTAGGATATGGGACTTCACTATACACTTGCCACTCTAAATTAATTTTAGGATCCTCTCTAAATCCAAACTTAGTATAGTAATTGAAAAGATATGTTTCATTTTTACCTTTTTGAAAGTAATAACCACCATAATCATATTCTCCAGGAACTTCTGGATCAAACGATCTAAAATTATTTTCTTCATATTCTTCATAAATATCATTCAAGTAAGAATAAATAATTTCAGAAATATATTCTTCATCTATTGCATAATTTGCTATAACGTGTCCACCTTCAATAGAGTGTCTAAGAGTTTTTCTAAGGAATTCTTTGGACAACCTTTCTACTATTTCTTCATTCTTCCAAATAATTTCTGATTCCTTTTCTGAATATTCTTCTACTTCTACTTCTTCTTCTTCATCTGAATATTCTTCTTCATCTGAATCTTCTTCTTCTGAACTATACCCTTCAGTAACATGGTCAATAGCAACTTCAAGAATAATTTTAGTATAATCAAGATCTTTACAAGAGTTAATCATAAAGTTCATTAGTGCTGCGCCAATNCCACGTTTGTTAGAATATGACGAAGAACATACTAAAGATAAACTCATTACTTTTTCTTCTTTAGGAATATTATTTTTTCCTGTTTTTTCTTCAAGGATCAAAAATCCATGAATCCTATTATACACGTTTGAATAGTGATATTTATCTTTAACTTTATCTCTTCTCCATTTACCATATTTTTTAAAATTTTTTCTTCTTTCCTGAGACATAGTATTTCTTATTTCTTCCCGACAATCAATCAAACAGAATATATTATATGAGGTTTTAGTATAACGATATTTAAGATGAAATCCTTCCTGTAACTCAGTATTGTACTGCTTCAAGAAATCAGTCAATCTCAAGATATGAAATCCATTGAGATTTTGAAAGTCCTTTAGGACTTTCTTTGAGTGCTTTGAGACGAATGCTTTGGTAAACATGATAGAAGTTTGTTTTTAGAATTCTTTAAAACAAAATCAAATTTAATTAAAATAAAAGAAAATATTAGCCTCTTCTGGGGATTGAACCCAGGACCTCTCGCTTACAAGGCGAGTGCAATAACCACTATGCTAAAGAGGCAAAAATGCTGTATCAGGGACTTGAACCCTGGACCACTAGATTAAAAGTCTAGCGCTCTACCAACTGAGCTAATACAGCGATGCCTTCAACAATGAAGGTCTTAAATGTCAAGTGGGGGATTTGAACCCCCGAAGCATATCGCATGCGATCTTAAGTCGCACCCCTTTGACCAGACTCGGGTAACTTGAATGTATCCATGACGGGATTCGAACCCGTAACCCCCAGATTAGAAGTCTGGTGCGCTATCCATTGCGCCACACGGACAAATGCTGTATCAGGGACTTGAACCCTGGACCACTAGATTAAAAGTCTAGCGCTCTACCAACTGAGCTAATACAGCGATGCCTTCAACAATAAGGTCTTAAATGTCAAGTGGGGGATTTGAACCCCCGAAGCATATCGCATGCGATCTTAAGTCGCACCCCTTTGACCAGACTCGGGTAACTTGACTAACTACCTGTTAAAGGTAATCTAAATAAATTTAAGATTATAAAAAAAATATAATACCCACGGTGGGACTCGAACCCACAACCCCCAGATTAGAAGTCTGGTGCGCTATCCATTGCGCCACGCGGGCATATTCTCACTAGGGTGACTCGAACACCCGACAAATGGATTTACAGTCCACTGCTCTGCCAACTGAGCTATAGCGAGAGAGGTTCCGCCGGGATTTGAACCCGGATTGCCAGATTCAAAGTCTGGAATGCTAACCATTACATCACGAAACCAATAGTCCTGGCGGGGTTTGAACCCGCGACCTTGAGCTCATAAGACTCACGCTCTAACCAACTGAGCTACAGGACTAAACGGAAAGCGAACTCTGTAAGGTATTAATATCACAAGGACATTAATTATATAATGAAGAAATAACAGAAGTTCTTGGCCGTTTGTTCTTAAAAGGTATTGAACCTTTATAAGAACTATTCCCACACCGGGACTTGAACCCGGGTCGCCTGGGTGAAAACCAGGTATCCTAACCATCTAGACTATATGGGAATCTCCCCCTGCTGGACTCGAACCAGCGACCTACCGGTTAACAGCCGGGTGCTCTGCCTACTGAGCTAAGGAGGAAGTGCCTTCTTCACTATCGAAGGTCTTAAAATGTCAAGTGGGGGATTTGAACCCCCGAAGCATATCGCATGCGATCTTAAGTCGCACCCCTTTGACCAGACTCGGGTAACTTGACTAAACTTTAAAGATCCAAAAATATATTCTCCACAATATACTTTAATTAATTAATTTTAAGTAGTTTTATCTGTAATATTTTTATATTTTTTAATCTTTAAAGTTAATATATAGTTCTTCACCACTATATACTATAATAATTAAATATTTTTAAGTAGTTTAACGCATAATTAAATTAAACTCCTGTGCTACCAAATCCACCACCACCCCTTGAACTTGTTGATAATTGATTTACAATATCATATTCAATTGGTTCAAGATTCCCTGCACATATCTGAAATAGTCTTGTTCCTTGATCAATTCTAAATGATTCTGTTTTAATATTATCAACAATAGCACAAATATCACCACGATAACCAGCATCAATTATACCAACAGAATTAGCAAGTCTTAGAGGTGTCCTAGATGCCATTGAACTTCTTGGATAAAGATAATATGAAACATTTTTCCTTGATTCAATATCTTTAATATCAAATGCTTCACATTGTATCTTAAGATTAATTCTAACTGTTTCACCCGGATTAACAATAATAGTATCAGGACAGAAAATATCTATTCCACTATCACCTGGATGAAAATGTTCATGATCAGAATAAAGTGTTTTTGCAACATCTGTCAATGGTTTAATTAACAGATACATTATAACTTAGATTTTATTTTAGAAAATAATATTAAACAAATTCAAATTTTTATTTTGTATTTATTTAATAAATTTTTATTTATTTCTCAATATATCTTCCAATTTTTAAAAGATATATGTCACTGTAATAAATAAATATTTATATAACTTAATCAATTCATACCTTTACCTCATGAAGAATTAATTGCTCCTCCTCACTGGTTAACTTTTCCTCCTCATAGATTAACCTTAGATCCTCCTCATTGATTAACGTTAGATTTAGGTGATGCTTTTGAAGCACCACCGCTTTGTCAACTACTTGATTTATCATTAAATTTTATAACTTTTGTACCACCTTTCTGTAATGAAACATTAAATTTTTTAAAATCAGGAATAATGAAATTAACATTAGAATTAATATCATATAAATTTTTTAATTCATTTAATTTTTCTGTACAATCATTATTCTTTAAGAATTTTTCTAAATCTGAATCTTTAGAATTTATCCAATCTTCTTGAATATCAATATCAGTAAGATAAAATAATTTATCTTTTCGGAAGATATATAAATTATTAATTCTTAAATTAGTTTTCTTCATTATAATTATATAATATAAAAATATTTTTTTTTATATTATATAATTATAATATGGATATAGATGAAATTATTAATTCTACGAATATATTAAAAGGTTTAGGATATTTAGTATTTTTAGGATTATTAATGCTTACAGCATATTTAAATGGATATCATATGAAAAATAAAAATACTTTATTTATATTTGCTTTAATTACTTGTTTAATTTTTACATTATTACCTTACGGCGTAAATAGAGATTGTGAAGGATCATATACAGAATATTTTTGTTTAGGATTTATTGATGATAATTTAGATGAATATGAACAGGCAGAAAAATTAGGAATATCATTACAGAGAAATTTTGCTAATATGTTAATTACATTAATATTCTTTGGATTTGCAGCAAATGCAATAGCTACAAATATTGTTGGAAGAACAGCATTCTCAGGTTCATCAAGTAGCACAAGTTCAACAAGCAGTTCAAGTAGATATGGTTCTTCAGGAAGACCAAGTTCTTCAGGAAGACCAAGTTCTTCAGGAAGACCAAGTTCTTCAGGAAGACCAAGTTCAGGTTTGTATAGAGGAGGTTCTAGCGGAGAAAATTTTAAAAATTTAACAGTAGCAATTACTCAACCATTCTCTACAATGGTTTATATGGCAATATTTATAATTATGATCAATGTTTTTAGTAATATCTATATTTATTTTAATTGTGAAGATAAACAAACAGATTATAGTATTAGATCATTTATTCTTGGACAATATAATATTATTTTAATTACTATTGTAGGACTTGTTATGTTAGGAGTTGCAAGATCACAAAATTTATAAATTTGATTTAAAAATATTTTACTATAAAAATAAAATGAAAATTGCCATTTCTGGTCCAATGTGTTCAGGAAAATCAACAATTGCTAAATTTATATGTGAAGAAAAATTAGATTATAGAATTTATTCTTTTGGTCAAAAAATTAAAGATATCGCACAAGAACTTTTTGAAATGGATAAAAATAAAAAAGATAGATCTTTACTAATCAATATTGCTAATAAAATGAAAGAAATAAATCTAAATGTTTGGATTAATTACATTATCAAAGAATGTTTAGATAAAGAAAATTGTTTAATTGATGATTTAAGATTTGAAAATGAATTAAATGTTCTTAAAAATTCAGGGGATTGGTATTTTATTGTTCTCCAGATTCCTAAAGAAACAAGAATTAAAAGAATTAAAGAATTATATCCCGATAATTTTGAAGATCATATTAGAAATATGAATGATATTTCTGAAAAAGGTTTAGTCAATTTTCCAAAAGATAAAACTCTTTATATTTATGAAGATACTAAAGAAAATATAGAAAAATCTATTAAAGATTTTATAAGTTAAATTTCTTTAAAAATATTCTTTTAAAATTATTATGAATAAATATTCAAAAATAGAATTTATAAAAAACAATAAAGAATATATTCATAAAGTTTTTTTTACTATTTTAAATTTCATTGAAAATAATGATGAAATTTATTTGAGATCAGATGAAGAATCGTTTAGATTGGATATTATTAATTATTTATATAATATATATCTCAATGAATAATGAAAATGAATTTGATTATGAAGATTATTTTTTTACAAAATATTCAAGTGATATTACTGATTTATTTTCAGAAATAAAAGAAATTTCTGATGGATTTTGCATTAATATGTTTAATTCACAATATCAAAATCAATTTGGATCTAATGATTTACAAGAATTTTTATTTAATAAAATCATTTTGATCGATGAAATTTTAGATAGTGAAGATAATACTGATAATAATTTACATGAAAACGAATATGAAGAAAATATTTAGTTTATTTTTTTTTTGTTCTTTTATTTTTTTTTTGCTTTAATGATTTTTTTTTCGTTAGTTTTTTTTCATTTATTTTAAATTCTTCTAAACAATTTAATTCTGGCCATGATAATGAATTTTTATAACCATAATTCATTAATTTATTAATTTTTTCCTCCAATAAATCTTTATTTTTGCTTTTAGAATAACTTCGTATTATTTCATATGATTTATGTCCTACTATTTTATTGAATTTTTGAATACTACATAAATTTATTTGTAATTCTCCAATTAAATTATCATTCTTTAAATCTTTAATTCTTATATTAATATCTTTATAACCCATAGATGTTTTATTTGTAAAACGATTTTTTATTCTTAAAATTTCAAAATTATTAGATCTTAAAGAATTATTTGTAATTTTTAAAACTTTATTTAAATCTTTTTTATTATCTATTAAAATGCTTGCTCTATAAATATCAGTTATCTTTAATATTTGATTTTTATTTCTTTTAATACCATCAAGGCATGAATCATACGTTTTTGTTCCAGGATTATTTAATTGTGAATTTATATTTTGTTTTTTTAAAGATTTTTTAATTTCATTATATACAGTTACTAAACGTTTTTGAGATTTTTCACCTTTTTTTATTAATAATTTAACACCTTTTTTGGTATGTTTAATATCTTTAAACAATATAGAAGGTTGATGAGTATTTTCATAATATAAATTAATTTTCCCCATATAATATAATATATATTATATTATATATGAATAACGAATTTTATGGAGGTGGTATACCTTTTTCAACAATACTAAAATCTAAAAATCCTTTAAGAACTAAAAAAAGAATTAAAAAAAGAAAATCAAAGAATAAAAAAAATAATAAAACTCATAAAACTCATAAAATTCATAAAAAATCTGATAAATGTATTTGTAAACTAAATAAAAAATCTCCGACACCAGAAGGTTTAGGATTTTGTCCTATTTGTTCCCCATTAAATATTATGATGAGAGGAAAAGATAAAAAATTATATGAAATTAAAGTTAAAAAAAGTAAAGAACATTTTTGGAAATTAGTTCAATAAATATATAGTAAATATACTTGTAATAAATACAGATAAAACAAACATAATATCTAATTGTGTCCAAATATATCCTTTATCTATATCACCAACAATATATTTCACTAATAATAATGTTGTTAAAGGGATTATATAATATTTATTAAAATTACTTTTATTAGGAATATTAAATAAAATAATAGTTAAAAAAAATGTTGTAATTATAATTTCATAAATTTTATTCATATAATATAATTTTATATAAATTTTAAGATATTTTGTTTTTGTAAATATGTAATTAATATTATTATTACACTTATAACTTTTCCTGTATTACTTAACCAATGAATACCATCAAAACGATATTCAGATAAAGGATATAAAAATGCAGGTCCTAACCATCTATCTTTTGAATGCAAAAATATATCTACAATTATTGATATTATTGCTGCAAGAATAAATTTTTCTTTGAATATATAATATAATAAAAACCATAAAATTAAAGAATGCGATATATTATATAAAAACCAATCTAATTTACTCATTTTGTCTATTGGTGCCCAAGTATAAACAGATTTATTAAAATTTATTGTTTTCTCAATAAAAAACATTCTATAAAAATAATAACCAAACCCAATTATATCTGGTATTATACTAATAATTAATCCTTTAAAACCAAATAATATATATCCTATAATTCCGTGTGTTATAACAGAAGGCATTATATAATATTAAATATATTTTACTATTCTCCAGTAATACGCTTATAAAACAAGCAATAAGGTTTTTGTTTTAAGATATTAGATTCTTCTAATACATCAGAAACTCCAGTATCATTATATTGTCTCCATTTATCATCTAATAAATTTTTACAAAATGCATAATAATGACCACCACCTAATGATCCGCTATGAATACACATGCTTTGAAGTTCGTAATCTAATGATACACTTTTATAATTAAAGCAATAAGGTTCCATATTTAGATTCATAGGATATTGGATAAATTTATCAATTTTTCTAGTATTATCATTATATTGTTTAATTAAGATAATTAAAACATCTGGGAGTTTCCAGAATTTATTTCTTTTTTCACATTTTACATCTCTTGAACATTTATCACATTTCCATAAATTTTCATCATCTAATGAATAAACATCAGTATATTTATTAAGACTTTCATAAATATTATCAGTATCATTATCAATATCTAAAGAAATTAACAGCATAGGATCAAAGTTAGTTGTAGAATAATTACATTCAGGACAACAAGTAGTATTAATTGCTTGTCCATGAAAATCTTTAATAATAAAAGAATATTTTTCATTAAAATATCTATTCCAAGTTTTTATACTTGAAACTTGAAGTTCTCCCATTTTATTGGTTGGTTTTCCACTTGCTGAAATAGTTACTTCACGGCAAATTTCTTCATGAAGAATTGTAATAAATCCATTTAAGAATTCAGAAACATCATTTTGGTTATGGACGTCAAAATAGATATTTTCTTCATCACAACGTTGAATAAAAGTCCTAATAAAAGGCATTGTATGAATAACAGAATTATCATTTTCATACCACATTTCTTTATAAAGTTGGATCCATTGTTTTAATAATTTAAATTCTTTTTTAGAAGATTTTCTTATATCACTTTTAAATATTCCATTTTCCCTGGGGTTTAATTCGGGTAAATGAATTAAACATTGTAATGCAGAATTCATGTAACAAGTATTTCCACAATTCGTGAAACCTTTATTACCTTCCATAATTATTTAATAATATTATTTTATTAAATTTCTTTAAATTTAATTCAAATTTTATTTAAAAATAAAAATGTTATATTATAATAAAAAATGTCTGAAACACTAGATCTAACCTCTGTACCCACTGAAGAACCTACTGTAACAGAAGTAGTTGAAGATGTAGAACCATCTGGTCCTGAAGAACCAGATGAAGTTGCTACAGAAGAACCA